GCGCCGTCTCCTGGACTTGCTCGGCAGACGAAGGGGCGTCCTGGCGCTCGTAGTACTGCTTCTTGGCAAGCGGCGACATGGCTTCCACGTCCGCGGCCTGCTTGGCAGCTGATTGGCCTTGAGCGAGCGCGATGACATCGGCGGGAGACTGGCTAAGCGACGGTCCGCTAGAGTCTAGCTGCACTCGGAAGGGCGCCGTCTTGTCGTGAACACCGGGCGCGAACGGGACGCCTCCAGACCCTTGACCCATCGGGGGCAACTGGACGCGCCAAGGCTCGCTAGGCCCGCCGCCAGGCCCCGCTACGGCATCAGGCGACATCGCGGCGTAAGGGTTCGGCCCGGGAAGTGGAATGCCGCCAGCCATCGCGGGCTGAGCCGGCTGCAAGCCCTGAGCCTGAGCATCCTGCTCGGTCATCGGGACGGTGATGGTCTGCCCCGAATCATGCGTGACCTCCATCAGGCCGGGCTGGATAGCGCGGTAGGTGGCCATCAGAGACCGCCGGTCCCCGTGTTCAGCGCGTAGGTACCCGGCGGGGCTTGCTGGATCCGGTCCATCTGCGGCAGCGTCAGCGCGTCCAGTTGTCGCTGGAGAGCGTCAATCTTCTTTTGCTGCTCGCTGACAGCCGCCGTGGTTTTCAGCGTTAGCCGACCCGGGTCAACACCCTTACCGTTCTGCGTCTCCACCACCGCGTCAGCCGCACCGCTCCGCTCAAGGTCCTGCGCCATCGGCCCCACCTGTCGGCCAGGAGCGGTACCAGGGGCAGTCGGGTCCTTGTAGTTGTAGGCATAGCCCTGCGCGGGACGAAGGTCGATCGCGGGAGCCTGGCGAACGTACGCTGCATCAAGGGCAGCTGTATCAGGCTGGCGAACGTCAGGGCGAGCGGACTGGCCGCCGCCAAGAGCATCGTAAAGCGCCATCTGCTTTTGAATGTAAGCGTCTCGCCCATGAGCCGCGCGCGCGCCCTGGCCCATCCCTGCTCCCTGGCGCTGCTCGAGCGGAACGATGTCGGTTTTGTTGCGAATGTCGGACGACATCACGCCAGCGATGCCGCTGATCATGCTCGCATTCGCGGCGTTTTCCTTGTTCTGCTGCTCCATGCCCGCGATGCTGTTTCCGGCCTTGAGATTCTCAAGCGCCATGTTCGCATTGAGCTGCGTGTTCTTCGTGTTCTCGCCCTGCTGCGAGTAAAACTGATTCTGCTGGCTACCGAGCTGCTGAAAGCCGAGGTTCTGCTGGGCGCCCAGCTGGTTATAGCCGAGGTCAGTTTGCTGGCCGAGTTGGTTGAAGCCGAGGTTTGCTTGCTGCCCGGCCTGGGCCGCCTGGTTGCCCATCTGGTCGTAGGCGACGGCTGCGTTCTGCCCCGATTGCTGATAGCCCAAACCGAGCTGAGCCTGCTGCCCGGCGGCTTGGTTATAGACCGACTGGGTTTGGTTGTTCACGCCCTGCTGATTCTGCTGCAAGGTCGAGTTGAACTGATTCATTTGGTCGCCTGCGCCGCGGAGCGTGTTCGCCTGTCCAGCGACATTCTGATAGCCCTGCTGCGCCGCACCGAGCGCTTGCAGCTGCTGCTGCTTGTAGGCGTTCTGCTCCTGGATGCGCGCAACCCCAGCTTGCTGGTTTGTGACCTGGTTAGTCTGCGCATTCTGCATCTGCGCTTGCTGCATCGCCGCCGCGCCGCCGCCGAGCGATCGACCAGACTTCGCCATCGCGAGCGACTGGTTCATTGCGGCGTCCTGGCCTTGCTTCAGTTGGGCCGCTGCGTAGCTGTCCCCCATCGGAGCTTGCCCCATGGCCTGTAGCGAGTCCGCGCTGTTCTGTTGAGCCCCAAGGGCTTGCAGTTGGCGCTGCTTGTCAGCCAGGTCGGTTTGCGCGAGCGCAGCGGTTCGCCCCTGCATCGCGTCGCCCTGCGCGTACATCTGGTTAGACTGAGCATTCAGCCCCTGCGCCTGCGCCTGGCCTTGCTGAAGAGCGCCCTGGCCGAGGTTCTGTGCGCGTTGCTGTTGCTGCTGGCCGGCAATTAAAGCCTGCGTCCCCTGCCCCTGCGAGCCCTGTAAAGCAGCGTCTCCGGCCACCTGCGATTGCTGCTGCCCGCGTAGACCGGTCGCGACGCTGTTCGCGCGCAAAGCCTGGCCCTCTGCCTTTTGATTCTGGGCGATGTAGTCGGTTTGGGTCATCTGCCCGCCGGGTCCGCCGTTCAGTCGAAAGTTATTCGCATCGGGAGGCGGCGGCCCACTCTTCCCGTCGAACATTCCGCCAATCGCGCCACCTAGGTAGCCGCCCACAACGGTTCCGACCGGGCCAAAGTAAGACCCGGCTACGGCGCCGCCAACCGTGCCGACTGTTTTGCCCGTACCCATTAGACGACTCGCTCCTGGGTTCCGTTCGTTCGAAGCCCGTTGGTTTGCTGGTGCTCGACAGAGAGGCCAACAAAGGCAAGCCCCTCAGCCGTGCTGGTTTCAGAGCCCTGAATGACCGCCGCCGTAATGTCTTTGAGCGCGGAGCCCATATCGACCTCCGTGTAGGCGATGACCCCGGGAGCCGGAGAGACGCCATCGAATACGCGGGAAGCGGTCGGGGTCGTGAGCGTTTGGTCGGACGAGCGCTGAATGTTCAGCGTACACGCCGACCGGACCTCTCCCATCACACACAGCCGCTGCAAATCGCCGTGCTGCTGAGGGCCAAAAAGACGAACATCACCCGTGCGCCAAAGCATCGTGTAGGCTGAACCCGAGTCAGCGAAGGTGCTGTTCGTGCTCTTCAGTCGATTCGTTCCGCTGGCTACCGTTGGCTCGAGCATTGCTACCTCGCCACTGTACCATCGGGAGCAAGAAACGTGAGGCGAAACGGCTATCGAGTTGCTCGTGAAGTAGTCGACAGACCAGGCCTTGTGGACAATGTCGTACACGATGACTGCGCCACTTGAGGCGGCGGCGTCGGCAACACATGTCCACCGAACCGTTTGCTCTCGAGCCTTAGTAGCCGCAACGCACCCAGTGATTATCGGGTAGGTCGTAAGCGTCTCGAGCACGACATCGCCAGCCGGCATGGGTGCACCAAACCCACGAGGCAACAGGTAGAGACCTCGACTCGTTTGGAACCAGGTCCCGTCGTCAATGGTGATGACGCTGCGAGGCTCAATGCACGCGAGTTCGTAAGGCATCCGTGTTGACGGGGAAAACTCACCCACGCCAGAATCGTCCGGACCGTCTCCGCTTACGATGTAGATGCCCTCGTTGGTGAACCCGACAAGGTTATCCATCCAGGCGAGCCCGGTGAGTGGGGCTGGGAAGTTCACGCGGAATGCGTCGTTGTCACACCAGGTGGGTGATTGGTCACCGAGCAGCAGCTTTGAGCAGTGCGCGATCGACCCGCGAAGTAGTCCGCCGAGCCAAACCCGCTGGCCACCTACCACGCCGAACCGACAGGGAGGGGGCGGGCCGTTAGGGAGTTGTTGCCCGACCTGTGTGTAGAGCACCTTGTTCGCCGCAATGGCCGTGTCCGCTGCACCGTCAACGTATCCCGTAGCACCGTTTCCAGCGATGTTGAAACCGCCCTCTTGGGTCGTGAGCAGGTAGAACACGGACCCGTTGCTCAAGGTTCGGTAAATCTCGAGCTGGACAGCTTCGCGAGCCCCCACCTCGAGCGTTGCGATATCTAGCGTAACCTGGGTCTCGCCGACTCCGAGAGCCGCTTGTGTCACCGAACTCGGCGCGGACAGCTCGACCCGCCCGTTTGCATTCTGCACTCGGTAGATCGCGGTATATAGGTAGGTGCTAGAGGCGGTCAGTAGGCCACCCCCGGCCTTGGAGGCTACGCGTTGAGTAGGCGGCAGAAAGAACCCCGACTCCACGCACGAGCGCCCGTCGATGCGGCTTAGCGCCCCGCTCGGGATGAACTGGTTCCCGTTGTCCGCCGTCAGTGTGTTCACCGAACGATTGGCCGCAGAGTCGGTGTAGTGCTTGGCCTGCACAACGCGAAAGTCGTACCCCGTTTGTAGGGACGTATCAGCGCCGGCTGGATAGATCGGGAAACAAGTCGCGTAGGTGGCGCTTGAACCAACCTGGACCGCGCCAGACACACCCTTTTGGTCAATCACCGGGGAGGCCGCGACTAGATAGTCCTGGGTAGACATCTCGACTGGGCAGCTAACGACCGCCTGGGTCGAGCTAAATGTACCAGGCACCTCGCTCACTGCTGGCAGGCGAATCAAGTGCGCGTAACCGAGGTTTGAAATGTCGGTGTTGCTACACCAAATGTAGCATTGGGTACCGATCACGAACGGCTTGGAGATGTAGGCCATACGCCACTGGCGCATTTCTTGACCGCTCGCGACCGCAGCCGCTGTCACGTCCTGCATCAACAGAGACAGTTCGTTCATCGTGCCGTAGGACAGACCCTGCCCGTAGACGCATCGCGCCGACCCGGTAGGAAGAAGGGCGGCATAGACAGGGGTCGATGTCGATGTCGAGAGAGTCGCAGTGCCAACGGTTGCGCCAAGCGTTGACGTGAACACGCGCACCCTCGTCGCGTTGCCGCCCCCGTTCTCTGCGTACGGGACGAACACGGGGCCGCCATTCGTGTAGGCGATCGATACGTGAGTAACCGTTGTGAGCGCGGTGCCAAATGAGGCAGAGCTGGTCAACCCGAGACTGGCTGCGTTAACGAAGCCGACACCTATCGTGTTCACGGCGATAGATGCCGCGATTGCGAACTCGGTTGAGGAGCGAGCCGCTACGTCAAAGGTCGTTGCCGCGGTAACTCCGCCGTAAATCGTGGCGCTTGCACCGAATTGCCCGGCGAGCGTCGTCAGTCGCCGACCAAGAATCGCCGCGGCTGCAACGTTGTTAGGGCGCGACAAGAACACCAGGACAAGCGTCGATCCAGCAGAAACTAACTTCGGATACCTAACTCCGCCATCGCCCGCGACAGCCGCTCGAATGTCCTGCAAGAAAACAACGGTCTGATTTGCATCGGTCGCAACAACACGGAACATGTGGTCCGCTGGGGTGATCGGGTCGGCGAATTCAATGCACGTCCACAGCAGATTCAGAAAGTATGCTTGCGCGCAGGCCTGGTATTGATTTCTCTGGATAGCCTTGGGGGGCACCGGGAAGAACGCAACATCAGGCAGCCAGCCGCTGATAACGCCCGGGACTCGCGAGGTCTCCTGAAAGCTAAGCGACGCCGAGTTCTGCGGCGATAGGGCGCGCGGGTCCACCCAGGCAGCAGAGCCGGAATCGTACAGCGCGCACTGGTCATCCACGACCACGAGTCCAGGGCCGATGGTGCGGCAGTTGCCGAGACCATTGCCGAGCGTGGTCCCCGTGCGGTTGACCTGAGGGAGCGCCGCAGAGCCGAACCGCTTACCCCAGCGACCCGTTTTCCGCTGGCGCATGTTCTGCGCAAGCGCCAGTTCTGGGAGCTGCAAGACGGAGCGCTCTACGCCCTCGTTCATGCCTCCCGTCAGAACGATGTCGGTAACGCCTGCGTCTTTCGCCATCTCAAGCCCAGAAGTTCGCGCCGTCGTAGTAGATGAAAAACAGCCCCACCGCGGAGTAAACCTTCGTGGCAGCGTTGTTGATGAGCAATCCGCTCACCGGCCGAACCGTGACGTTGCTCGTAGCGTTGGTCACGATGAGCGCGATAAGGCCGTCCTGCTCACTTGCTGGCTTGGCCAGGTTAAGGTTGATGGCACCCGCCTTTGCGTTGCAACGGAGAGCCTGGCCGACCGTATACGTCCTGGTTGTCGTTGTGACGTTCGTAATGTCGGAGACGATGAACGCAGGCAGGAAGCTACCCCGGATATCGTCAGTTTCGACCTTTACGTTGTCTTCAAAGTCGGAAAGCTGAGCCGAAAGCCGGTCGGGGTTTTCGGTGTTGAACTGCCGGACTTTGCGCAGTCCAGCCGGCATCAGATCCACCGCCGGTCGCCGAGCCATTCACCCGTGTAGCAATCGGGGTTCACATCCACGATGCGCGGGGGCATGTTCGCGGAGCGCTGGTCAGCAATGCCGCGGATGCGCTCGTACTCTTCGGCATAGCGCTGGCCAAGCGTGCTCACGTCCTTTTCGGCGGCCATCTTCATGTCAATCGCGACACCGAGAGCAACAAGGGTCTCCCAGCCGTTGACGCTGTCAAACGAGGCTGTGTCGTCGGCAAGAGCAACAAAGGCAGGGATGTAGCGGACCTTGACCGGAACGACCACGTTTGGCGTCGGGAAGAATTCGAGCGTGGATGCGCTGGCGGTCTGCGTGCCTCGGAGCCGGTAAGCCTTCGGGCTCCAGCGTGACCACGACTGCATCCAGTTTTGGTAGTTGCTGCGCTCGTAGACCGAGGTGTCTTGGACGCTCTCGATGTTCTGGTTGTCCCATTCAAGCCGCACGTCGAGCAGCTGATAGAAAGGGGGCGTGAGAGCAGCAAGCGAGTAGGTGGCCGTTCCGTTGATGGTCGGCACGGTATAGTCGCTCGCGTAGTACTCGTGGCCTCGCGCAGCTACGAGCATGTCGTAGAGGCTGGCAAGGCGCAGGTTGATGAGCGTGTCGACTGACGTCGCGTTCAGCGTCGCGTCAGAGTCGACAATGAAGGCGTTGGCGCCGGCCGGCCGTTGATTCGCGTACACGCGCGCGAGCGTGCGCAGCTGTGCCCGGTTGACCGACGCCATCCTAGCTCAATCCTCGTCCTCTTCACCCATGCACGACATGGCGATCCGGCGGATGACCGCCTTCAGCGCTGCGCCGTCCTTGTCGCGGA